AAAGTCAAGCACTATTTTTCGTTGGGAGGTAAGGGTTTTGGCATGGCCGGAAGAGCTCCGACCATGTGATTCGTTAGAATTATTTGGTATTCCTCATAAAGTCATCATTCCAATCAAAAGTTTCCTTTACTAATTGTTCAGTTAGACCTTTATAAGTTTTATTTAAAGTCTTGTTTTTTACATTTATTAATAATTCAGCTTCTGTCTTATGTAAGCCTTCTAACATTTGTATAAACAAAGTTTCTTTTCTTGTTTTGTTAACTGTATTGTCGCCACCTTCAATAAACAAGTACAATCTTCTTGCCTCATTTTTTAATAAACTGTGTTCCGTACCAACTGGTGACTCATTAGCAATGTAAGGAGGTGTTCCTTCTGGTAAGACCCATTTTATTTTAGGATCAAAGGCTGCCTTTAAGATTTGTCTAATGTAAGTTGTATCATATCTTTTTAATACTTCAATCTTTTTAGGTTTATCTTTAGCGTTATTAATTTTAGTAAAAATTTCATGTACAGTTTCGTCTGACGATCCTTTGGTGTTAGACATAACTGACATAGCTTTTTTACTAATTAAGTGTGGGTTTTGGTTTTGTTGTTCGGCCATTATTTACTCCATATATGTTTTAAAAGTCAGATATGACTTCCATCATTGACTTCATTTTATTTTCAATAAAGTATGGTAACAGGAGCGACCTGCTTGGTACTTTATATCCTTTGTACTTATTTATAATATTTTCCTGTATCGTTAATGGTATCTGTGATAGATCGATTAACTTCTTATTTCTATTGAAATTCTTTTTGGTTTCTGAACCTAATGGTATATTTTCAATATTTGACCACTCTTCTAGTTTCTTTTTCGTAATAGGTTTTTGTCTTTCACCTGTTACAAAAATATCATCTGGACTTAATATGTTAGGTACACCATCTGATCTATCACCTTTAATAATTTGTTCTCTCAAAAATTTTACAGGATCCTCTTGTTCACCTATAAAACCTTTTAAGAAAGGCGACCACTGATACACATTACCATAGTGGTGTAGTTGTATAAAGTCCTTATCACCTGAAACAACTAGGTACTTGTCTTCCGTTTGTTCTTTTACTAGTACGGCTATTATATCATCAGCCTCACAGTTCTCAACATACATCATTATGTATGGAAAGTTTTTAGATATTTCATCTTTAACTTCCGTTATAATCTTAAATATATTATCCCAATCAAATGGACCATCTTGTCTGGACATTTTTCTACTATGTTTGTATTGTGGGAAGAAATCTCTACGCCATGGATTAGCAGCGTCTGAACATAATACCATTGTGCCATATTCTTCTTTAAATTTCATATTAAAACCTCTCAAAGAATTTAAGACCATATGTCTAATCATATCTTTATTTGGTTTTACATCACCTTTGCCTCTTACTTGAGCCATTAGGTTTGAAATTAGTATTTGGTTTAAATCGACTAGTATCATTTATAATTCTTTTATTTTAATTAGTTTTAAAATTGTCTTTTCTGCTTCGTTTAATTCTTGTTCTTTTTTTTCTAAAGGTCTACTACCTATATGAAAAGCAATAGCTAAAACAATTATTGTTAATAATGTGCCTATAAAAAATAGACCAAGACCTGTACTAACTGTCATAGTGGTATAGGGGCCCGAAGGCCCCCATATAATTACTAGGCGTCAATAGAAGCTACTGTTGCTTTTGTAGGAGCAACTGTGCTAGCATTGTCGTATTTAAAAGGTGTTCCGTATAGGGCTTTGATACCTGCTGATATAATAGCTCTAGTAGGTGTACCTAATCTGTACACATGGTTACCTTTTGATTTTGAACCGTAGATCATAAAACCTTCAGCTCTTAAAGTATCAACCATAGACCTAGGTGACTTTAGACCGTAAGTGGTATTTAAAGCTTTCCAAGATACTGATTGACCTCTTTGTAATAGATTAAGAATTTTATCTTTTTTAGACATTTTTTTTCTTCCTCTAGTTTCGTTATTTGTTTTTTTAGTTAAACCAAACATGATTTATCTCCTTTTCAATTGTATTATTTAATACTATTTTACAACCTGCTGAGGCGATTCTCGTAAGAATTCTGTTAATCATCTAAATTTTCTCCTTCAAACATTGTTGAATCATTTAGATCCTTTAAATCTTCTTTTACATCTTTACTCAATGGCTTATTAGTCTTTGCTGGTTTATCAATTACACTACTATAATCTATTCTAGCTGACAAAGCACTGCCTTGATTCTTCTTTAATTGTACCAACTTTTCTGATAGTTTTTGAGAAGGATGTGGCATGTCAAAATCTCTATAAACTAAACCTCTAATCATATCAACAACCATTGCTAAATCTCTTGTAAATGATTGTTTTTCCGTTTTAACGGCAAGGTCATATAATTGTCTTAATAAGTTCATACTAATATCATCAACTGCTGTTTCAACAAACTCTTTTGTTTGTTTCTGTCGTATTCTTTTGACATATTCATTATTTGATGGTGGTTTTGTAATACCAGGTTTCTCTACAATTTTATTTGAAGGAAACAAAATAATGTTGTCTTTTGGTGGCAGTTTATCATTTGGCACTATATAATTTCACCCTTAAAGTTAACTTTACCTTTATCAGCAAAGTGTTCTATTAACTGATTATAACCTCCAATAAGTTGCCCATCAATCTTAATTTGTGGCATAGTTCTTACTGGTTTACCAATATCTTCTATTAATTTTGTAGTGTCTGAATCAAAGTCTTTCTCTAATGACTTTTCTTCGTATTCAAGGCCAAGCGATTTAATCATATGCTTCGCCTTGTTACAAAACTGACAATTGTTTTTACTGTATATTACTATCTTCATTCTTTACTTTCATTAAGTTGTCATAAGCTATATTAGCTTTCATCTTAACGTTATAAGAGTCTACAGCTTCTTCAATTGTGAAATTGTACATTTTATTGTATTCACCCATTGGCAATCTTAAACCAAGCCAAGCTCTGTAATATCCGTTTTTAGTAATAGTTACATCTTTAGCAAAGATTTCATAACCTCTAACTGGTGTTTCTTTAATTAAGTTTACAATTGTAGACTCAACCTCTGATACAGTTGTCTTGTTATTGTTCTTTCCTAGTTCAGTAATGAATTGTTTACTAGACTTATTCATTTCGCCTTTGATAATGTCGGCTAACTCTGCCTTTGCTATCATCATACCTTTTTCTATTGCTAGATTAAGGTCTGGAGATACAGCAGTACCAACACCGAAAATACATATTTTTTCTTTATCTTTACCAAACGTTGGTGTATCACACGCCTTCTTTTCCGAGAAGTCAGCCATATACCATTTTGGTACTTGGTTTAATACTTTGCCTTTCTCACTCTTCATCTTATAAGTTGCTGAACAGTTAGCCACTAATAGGCCTGCTACTACAACTGATACTAGTTTTATCATTTTATTCATAATTAATTAACCTCACTTTTTACATTATATACTAAATCCTGTAATTTGTCAAGTCCAATCGTAATATAGTCTAAAAACTCATTAGGACTAACATCTAACACAATCACAAGTAGAAGTAATGATATTATTATATTCTTAATCATCTAACCTCCCATTCACCATCTATTTTTAAACAAGTCTTTCCTGGTGTTTTAAAGACATGATTTGCCCGACTATACCATCGGCAGTATTCGGGAGCAGACACATCACGGTAATAGAATTGAGCAAATAATTCCCAATAACTAGGTCCATCAAATGTCTTACGGCCATCAGCACACTCCAAAATTTCTTCTTTAATAATAGTATCACCTACTTGTTTAATTACTACTTTAACAAAACAGTATTGATCTGTTCCACTATTTCGTTCAGGTGATATAATCTTAATCTTGTCATACTTAATTTTACCTTTAGCTAGTTCTATCTTCTCTAACTTGTCTAATATTTTTTCAGTTTTACTTACTGTTTCTGTAAACTCACTTTCTTTAATACTTGTACCATCTTCAAAATATATTGTATCGCCTTCTACTACAGCAAGTACTTTTGCCGTTTTACCTGATAAGTCAGCCTCTACACCTTTAGGTTCAATTTTATATCCAAATTTAGTTTCTGCTGAATACACTTCATTAATAACTATTGATGTAATGAATAGTGCCATCATTATTAAAAATACTTTTCTCATTAACCCTCAATCCATCTTCCGTCTGGTAACTGACATGCTGTACCAAACACTGCTTTTCTATTTGGACTTCCAATTCCAACTAACGGCCATTGTTGTGTAATATCAACTGTAGCGTCATAATCTTTACATTTTAACGGACCTTTCATGTAAGAGCTACTTGTTTTGATAATACCACTATTACCTGATTTCTGATTATACCAATTTGTATATGATTGTTTTGACGGACCTGTATTTAAATGATCTACAAATACGGCATTGTGTACATCATAGTCTGATTTATACATAATATCAGCACCTTTAAAGGCACCTACTAAAGCACAACCACCAATAACATATGGATCTGTAACACCTAAACTCACACAAGCAGTTGTGGACGTTGCTCCACCCAATGTGGCACCAACTGTCGATCTATTGGCTGTACAATTGGTTAATAGTACACCAGCAATTAATATTAATAGTATTCTAGGCATTTAATTTCTTTATTGTATCATTTACTTCAAAAAGATCATCTTCTAATTGTTGTACTTTTATAGATGGACCATTAAACTCGTAGTGTTCTAACTTCTCGTTTATTTCTTTTTTCTGTTCTTCTAGTTGTTTTATAGTTATATCTTTATTTGTCATAAGGTTTTTCATCTTTAGCAATTACTAAACAAGTCGCCTGAATATCCTCAATTAGTTCACCAACTTCGGCATCCCTATCAGGCGTCTTTGGATTATTGTATTTTAAATTATACAATCTATCACTAGTCTTTTTAAGACCATCAATCTTTAAACAAAAATCACTAATTTTGTGTAACATTATTTTTTACCTTTGTAAATAGATTTTTAATCTTTGCCCAACTCTTAGCATTTTGTTCTTTACCTTTTTGCCAAGAAGCCTTTTGATACTCTTTAGTATCTGTCCACTCTTTAACAATATAGTTTTTTACTTTTGTATCAATTGTTTCATCACTCTTTGCCATTGTCATAGTTATTAAGACGGCAATGGTTAACATCATCATTGTTTTCATACTATTTTTTTCCTTTTTTATAACCTAAACTATTTTTATTTTTATATAGCTTCTGCCAAGACCAACTTGTTAAATAAGTTGAATAATGGTATAT